GTCTCACTGGGTCGGCGCTAGATTACTGCCAGCGCCACGCCTGCGACTGCCAAACAGGTGGCCATGATGACGCGCTGGTCATGCCGTGACTGCCAGAGTTGCGCAGCACGGCAAGGGCGGATGAAATCATGGTGCCACCGTTGGCGTCGATTCGCGCATCGTGGATTTTGCCAGAGCAAGCCCGGGATGATTTTCCACGGCATGCACGAGCCACATGTATTCGTCGTGATGCTGGCCGTGCGGGTGAGTTTGTTTGACCAAAGCCAGTAACGTATCGGTGCTGATACCGCACTGGCACCCTACCCACCAGCGCAGGCCGTGCTGTGGCGACCATACGGCGGTAACCATCGCTGCTCTCGATCCCTGCGGGCCAATAGTGATCCACCAATCGTCTCTTTCAATGATGGTGTCTGGGCTGATGCGTGCGCCTTCCCCTACGACGACAAGGCTGGCAATGCAGGCCCGCTCTCCAACGCTGGAGTTGTATCCGATTTTCACGCTGTCGCCGATCCGGCAACTGTGTGCGATGACAACCTTGCTCCCGATGGTGGAACCTGCGCCGACCTGGCTGTCGGGGTCGATCCGGGAGCAGCGGCCGATATTGGTGCTGGGCCCGATCCAAACGTTGCGGCAAACGGTCACCTCTTGGCCGATCCATGAGCCTCCGCCGATCCTGGCGCCCGGACAGATCACGGCATCGTTTGCGATGACTACCGTCGGATCGACGATCGCGTCCTCGGCGACGATCCCACCCTGTGATCCGTCGGGGTTCTGCCATCGGCGCGCCGGTGCATGTCTCGTTCCGCCGAACGCAAAATCGAACGTATCGGTCATTACGCGTTTCCTCCGCGTTTCTGTTGTGACTCAACGTTTTCAAAGCACTCGGCGATGACGCGTCGCACGTCCCAATCCGGATCGCCTGCCAATCGCTCGACTAGCGCAGGCGTCAGGTCCGAGCGCCGAGCGATGACGCAGCGCACGTATTCGTTCGGATCGACGACCAGCCGCTCGACGAGTGCTGGCGGTAGGTCGGGGCGCAGCGCGATAGCGCGTCGCACGTACTCGTGCGTGTCGCCTGCCATTTTCTCAATGAGCGATAGCGTCAAATCGTCACGCCACGCGATAGCGCAACGCACGTGCCAGTCGGAATCGCCTGCCAATAGTTCGCTGAGCGCAGGCGGTAGGTCGCCACGCCTGGCGATGACCACGCGCACCCACCCCTCCGTATCGTTGGCCATACTCTCTACGAGCGCTGGCGGCAGATCGGGGCGCCCCGCAACGACGCAGCGTACGCCCCAGCTTGGCTCGAGCGCCATCCTCTCGACGAGCGCTGGCGGCAGATGCTTGCGATACGCAAGCTCTTGGCGCTCGTACACGTCCATCGACGACAGGTCGATCGTGGTCTCGGTGTTCATGCGATATCTCCTTGGCGCTGTTGCACCGCTCGGCGCACTTCTTCGTCTGGGTCTCTTGCCAGTTGCTCTTGGAGCGCCTGCGGCAGGTCGTGGCGCAGTGCGATAGCGCGGCGCACCAACCAATCCTTATCGCAGGCCAGTTGCTCGACGTGCGAAGGCGACAGGTCGTCGCGCCATGCGATGGCGTGGCGCACTTCCCACGCAGGGTCTTCGGCCAGCCGCTCGACGAACGTAGACAGCAGATCGTCGCGCTCGGCAATGACGCTGCGCACGTTGTGGTGTGGATCGCATACCATTCGGTCACGGAGTTCGGGCGGAAGGTCTTTGCCACTTGCGATGGTCGAGCGTACGCACCAGTGATCGTCGCCGGCCAGCCGCTCGACGAACGTAGACGGCAGATCGTCGCGCTCAGCGATAGCGCAGCGCACGTCCTTTTCCGGATCGCGCGCCAGTTGTTCGACAAGCGCGATCGGAAGTTCACCTCGCTCGGCGATGACTAATCGCACGCGCCAGTCGGGATCGCCTGCCAGCCGCTCGAAGAGCGCTTGCGGAAGGTCGGGGTGCTCGGCGAGCACCATACGGTCGTGATCGCTCATCGACGATAGGTCCATAGTGGTCTCAGTGCTCATGTAGCTACGCCCTCGCTGATGATCCGCCGGCGGCGGTGAGTCATGAGGCATCCTCCTCGTCGATCTTGCGCCGCACCCACGCGGCACGCGTCTCCTTTGTACGCGCGAGCACCTTGGCTAGGCGCGTAGCGCGCGCCTCGTCGAGCGTGATGGGTGGCAGGGTCGCAGCGGCCCGCTGGTAGCGAGCCTTGCTGCGCTGCGTTGGCGTTCGCGGACGCCTGCGACGAGTGCTCACGGCGTCTCATCTCTGTGCACGTCACACGTGCGCCGATAGCCTCCAGGGAGCAAAAAGATGCACGTCGCCTCTTGCGAGCAACAGGGCTCGTCGCACGCATTGCGCACTTCGATGGACCCGCACCTCGGGCATCCACACAGGGCGTTCATGTCGACGAGCGGGCGAATTAGCTCGCTGTCATTGCCCTTCCATCGGCATGACAGACACACCCATTGCAAATAACTGCGGTTCATGAAATCACCGAGCGTTACCAGTTGAGAAGTTAGCCCATGTCACCGTGTCGCCAGCGAGGCAATCTCCAGGGCATCAACCCCACCGCCAGCGGTGATCTCTCGCAGCGCCTCCACCTTTTTTGCGTGTATGGCGCCTGCCGCTCTCACGGCGCTACCGGTCGATCTGACGTATGCCCCGGCTTTGATGTCTCCACTCTCGCTTATGATGTTATGGTGGGCCGATATGGCCCCACCAGCCTCAATGTTGTTCTTGCCGACAATCCACCCGAGCGCGGAGTGGATATTGTCGTTTGCGTGAATCTCTAATGCCTCTACACTGCCGAAGGCACGAATCGCTCCGGCACGAAGTCTTCGGACGGCCTGGATGCTGCCGCTCTGCGCCCAGATCTCACCATCCGCGTAGAGGTCGAAGCCGCTCGTGATGCGAGAGCAGACGATGCCCCCACTGACCCAAATGTTGCCTCGGGCGTGTACCTCTTTTGCGCACTCTACGCTCTCGGCGTGGATGCCAATGCCTACTGTGATTGCGTCTCCGGCGTAGACCGCCTCTCCGGCAATGAGGTCACCGCCACACTCGATCTTCATCTTCGCGTGAACCCCTTTTTCCGAGTTCACGTCCATTCCGGCCAATATGTCCTGGCCGCATGTGATCGAGTCCGCCTCGATGCTTTCGCCCGCCTTAATCTCGTCGCCCGCGACGAGATAGCCAGAGACGGAGACGCACCCACCAGCACGCACGTGCCAGCCGACATCCACGTTTTTGTGGCTCTCAAGCCCCCATTTCAATTCGACGCCTTCCTTGAAGTCGATGTTCCCTTCTGCTTGTATCGCAGCCGCTTTCACACCCGAGCCGGCGCTGATGTCCCCGCCGGCGCTGACGATGCCGACGGCCTTGATGCTTCCGCCGGCGTGGATTCCGGCCTCCGCGGTCACTTGGCCGCCGGACGTGATGCCACGGCCGACGTAGATCGAGTCAGCCTTGATGCCACGGCCGACGTGGAGTTTACCGGTCACGCGCACGTGACCGACCACCTCCACATCACCGCGTTCTTCTGGGATACAAACATCCCCATCGAACTCCAGGTCCGTATCGATGAGGCGGCCGCACGACACTTCGTGCGGCCCGATGGTTTTGCAGTTCATGGCTTACTCCGGATTGCACGTACCGAAACATCTTGATCCCGCGACAGCACCATTTCGATCGCCGGCCAAAGGCCAGGACGCCCCGCAATTCGACACCGCACGCACCAGTGCGGATCGAGCGCGAAATCCTCGATCATCGATTTCGCCAAGAACTCCTGCCCTGCCACGGCGTAGCGCACGTGCCACTCATCATCACGCGCCAGCCGTTTTTTTGCTGCTGGCGCCAGATCCGCTCGCTGCGCCAGAGCGGCGCGCACTCCACCACTTGCATCTTCAACCAGTCTTTGCGCTGACGATGCTGGCAAATCCGGGTGACGCGCAATTATGACCCGAACTTGCTCGTCCGGATCACTTGCCAGTCTCTGTGCCCACTCGACTGGCATTCGTGGCCGGTAAGCCATAGCTCGACGTACCTGCTCATCTGGGTCGTCGATAAGCAACGCACCTACATCAAATTCCAAATGCTCCCGTTCGGCGATGGCGACTCGCACGGGCACATCGGGGAAGCCTGCCAGGCGGCGTACAAACTCCCCCGGAAGGTCCTCCCAATGGGCAAGGTCGATCCACGTGTGTGGATCTACCTCATCTTCCATGAGCGGGCGGAGTATTTCCGCCGTGAAGATGCGCACCAGCATTATCGCGGCCCCCACTGTCAATTCGGGGGCCGCAGCGGGGCGAGACATCCGAGCCTCAAGAGCAGAGGCTACTTCCACGGCCGGGTCGGTGCGTATCAGCCCGACCAGCTCGGGCGTGAGGTCGGACCGACCCGCGATTGCGACGCGGACGGATCGATCGGCGTCGCCTGAAAGGCGCTCGGCAAGTGCCTGCGGCAGGGCCGGGTGACTGGCCGCCCATCGGCGGCCCTCTGGATCGTCCCCGCAGGCCGCTATTGCGAGGACACTTTGCACGAACCCATCATTGAGTTGGATGGTCATGCTCATCCCCCTCGGTAGAGGAACTCTCTATCTTCACTGGTCAGCGCTGCTTTCGCAGCGGCGACCAGATCACGGCGAAAATCGCCGTAATCGTTGGCCACTGAGTAGGCCAACGAGTTTAGGATAAGCCCATAACTTCTTTTTTCGGTTTGGCGAATGTAATCGCCGGCACCTTCGCTCCAGTGCGCGTCCATCAGCTGCGCGTAGGCCTCAAGAGCTTCCGCGCGATCTCGCGGAACCGCGAGCTTGCTCAGAAAAAGCTTGGCGGTCGTCATTGCATCCTCCATCAATGTGTTGGGGTTAGCGCCGCGCGGCGCTCCGCGATAACCGCGCGCACGCTTGTGAGGAATCGTTCTGGCTGCAAGACCGTGCCCCAAATGCAGCGTTCCCGCAGCACCGCGCGCACCCATTTCGCTTGACCTCGCGGGTATGTGACTGTGTGCCCACGCATGCGGTACGAGCTCGTGATCATCGCGGTCATGGCGCCACCTCTTGCCGCGGGGCCAATCCCCGCTCAGTGATCCCACTGTAGTCCGTGCATATGCACATGTCCAGTGATTGCATGTCAGGAAAAACCTGACGAACAAAAGTTCGTATATAATGCGCTGCGGCATAGCGACGCAGGGCCACTATACCGGAACGTTGTTCCCCCAGCAAGTCCGCGTCAAGGACCGCGCCAAAGCAGGGCTCAGCGGCGCGTTGTTCACCGCAGGCCGGCGTGGCGTGCGCGCGGCGGAGGCACGATCGGCGCCCATGAGCAAGCCAGCCATCTCGCCAGATACCCTGCCAGCCGACGCCATGCGCTTCCTCGCGCCGGCGTCATTTGAGGCGCCAGACGCCGCGGCGGCAGGCACCGGCAAGCGCAAGGTGCGCGGCGTCGCCTACTCGGGCGGTGTAGTGACCGGGCACTCCTACTGGGATCGCGTGGCGTTTGACCTGGACACCACGGAAGTCGACGCGCGCATACCGCTGCTGGTCGATCACGACTCGTCCCAGCGCGCCGGCTATGCGAGCCTGGACATTGCGGGCGGCGTCGTGTCAATCGGCGATGACACCGCGCTACTCGATAACCCGGTCGGCCGCCAAGTAGCCGCGGATGCTGACGCCGGGTTTCCCTGGCAGCTCTCCGTGCACATTCGCCCGGCCCGCTTGCATCGCCTTGAGCCTGGCGAATCGGCTGAGGTGAACGGCCAGCTCATGGATGGCCCGCTTACGATCTTTCGCAACAACCGCATCCGCGAAGTCTCGCTCACCCCGACCGGCGCCGATCACCGCACGCACGCTCAGGTGTTCGCCGCTGCGCCGACCGCCACCAAGCCCGATGAGGAATCCATGATGAACGAACAGATGCAGGCCCAGCTTGAGCAGGCCACCACGCAACTCGCGGCGGTGAACGCGGAGCTGGCGACGGTGCGCGCGGCACTGGCCGAGCGCGACGCTACGATCCGAGCGGCCGCTGAGGAAGCACGCTTCGCCGCAGTCTGCGCGCTCTACCGCGAAGTCGGTCGCGAGGAGCCCAAGCGCGACGCGGTCGCGGCCTATCTGTCCATGAACGATGCGCAGTTCGCGGCCGTCGCTGCGGACCTGCGCGCCGCGCGCCCCCGGCTGCCGGAAGCGCTGTTCGGGCATCAGGCTACCGGTGCCGCCGGCCAGGGTGGCGACGGCTCGGTGCCGCCGAACGCCACCGCGGAGCAATTCAAGGTAGCGATCGAAGGCAAGATCGCAAGCGAGCGCGCCGCCGGCCGCGTGATCAATGCGGCTCAGGCCGCGATGATGCTGCGCGGCCGCACGCCGCACGCCGCCTAACCTGAGGATCACCCCATGTTGAACCCGATTCTGACCAAGGCTTTCACCGCCGGCGGCGCCATCCCGGCCTTCTCCATCGTCAAGTTCGGCGCCGATGATCGCACCGTCGTCGTCGGCGCCGCGGTCTCGGATTTCCTGATCGGCGTGTCAACCAGCCTGCCGGCGGCGTCCGGTGAGCGCGTCGACGTGTACCTGGCCGGCAGCGCCGAAGTCGTGCTCGCCGGCACGGTCACGCGCGGCGACTACGTCACGTCCAACGCAGCCGGCGCAGGCGTCGCCGCGGCCCCGGCAGCGGGCACGAACAACCGCGTAATCGGCATCGCGCTGGCCTCCGGCGTGTCCGGCGACGTGATCCCTGTCCTGCTCCAGCAGAGCCGCCCGCAGGGCTAATCGACACCTTCACTCGAGGACACTTTCATGGCTGTGGCTCCGTTTCCGATTGACCCGCACCTTACCGGCATTTCGCTGGCCTACCAGAACGAGACGCTGATCGCGGAAGCGGTGCTTCCGACGGTTGGCGTCAGCAAGCAGGAGTTCCGCTGGAACCGCTACGACCTTCGCGACGGCTTCACCCTTCCGAATACGCTGGTCGGCCGGAAGTCCGAGCCTAACAAGGTGGAATTCGGCGCGACCGAGGTCGCGGGGTTCACGAAGGACTACGGCCTGGACGATGATGTGCCCACTGAGGACATTATGAACAGCGACGTGCGCCACGATCCGTTGGCCTACGCGACGCTGCGCGTGACTGAGCTGATCGAACTGGACCGCGAGGTGCGGGTGGCGGCCAAGGTGTTTGACGCTGCACTGTACGCGGCCGGCAACAAACAGGCGCTGTCCGGTACCGCGCAGTGGTCCGACTTCGTGAACAGCGACCCGATCGGCAACATCCATGACCTGGCGCTGGAAAGCAACGCCGTCATGATGCGCCCGAACGTCATGGTAATGGGCTCGGAAGTCTGGATGAAGTTTGCCCGGCACCCCAAGATTCTTGAGGCCGTCAAATCGACCGGCGGCGCGATCAACAACGGCATCGCCGCGCGCAGCGCGATCGCGCAGCTTTTTGAGCTGGAAGAAGTGCTGGTCGGCCGCGCGCGCCTCAACACGGCCAAGAAGGGCCAGCCCGCGACGATGTCGCGCGTATGGGGCAAGTCGGCGCTGCTGTTCTACCGCAACCGGCTGGCCACGAATCAGGCCGGGATCACCCTGGGCTACTCAGCACAGTGGGGCTCGCGCGTGGCGGGGCAAATGCCCGAGCCGAACATCGGCCTGCGCGGCGCGGTGCGCGTGCGCGTTGGCGAGAGCCGCGAGGAAGTCCTTGCCGCGCCGGACGTTGGCTTCCTGTTCACGACCGCTGTCGCATAACGCCGGCGGCCTCGCCGCCAACTGTCCCGGCGTCAGCCCACGCCGGCGAGGCCCGCCGCTTCCCCCTGGAGCGGCGGGCCTCAACCCAACGGAGCCACTATGAGCGAGCGCAATTACCGCACGGTCTACCCTGTCCTGCATGACGGCGTTTCCTACAACCCCGGCGACATCATCGCTCTGACTGACGAGCAGAGCTCGCCGCTTGAGCGCTCCGGTGCTGTTCAGGCGATTGATGCCGACGACGCGCCGCCGGACGCGCCGCCCCGGGATGACGACGCGCCGGACGGCGACGCGCCGGTGCGCAAGCGCCGCAAAGCGCGCGGCGCGTAATCGCGCCCGCGATGCGCGATGCCCTACACCGACTCTGCCGCACTGACGGCCAGGTACGGTGAGCGTGAGCTGATCGCGCTCACGGACAAGTCCGTGCCGCCCGCCGGCGGGATCAATGCCGATACGGTGGCGCGCGCGCTGGCCGACGCCGACGCGGAGATTGATAGCCGCCTGGTAATCCGCTACGCGGTTCCCGTGTCGCCGGTGCCGGCGATCTTGGTGGACGCAGCGTGCCGGATCACGCGCTACAAGCTCCACGAGGACCGCGCCAATCAGAAGGTGCGCCAGGACTACGAGGACGTGATTAAGTGGCTGGCGGACGTGGCCGCCGGGCGCGCTGACTTGCCAGGCGTCGCGCCGGCAACGTCAGGCGACCCCGCGGAAGGCGCGAATATCGGCGCGGTGGCGGTGCGGGCCCCGCCCGCCGTGTTCACCGCGGACACCTTGGCGCGGATGCCGTGATCAAGTTCACGTCGATCAATGCGCCGGCCGTGATCGGCACGCTCAACGAGCTGAACAAGTGCGCGCAGGACTTGCAGCCGGCAATGGAAGCTATCGGCGGCATCCTTGAGACCGAGGTGGCGCTCGGTTTCCGCGCCTCGCGCGACCCCTGGGGCGAGGCCTGGGCGCCGTTGAAATCGCGCACTATTGCCAGGCGCCGCAGGCGATCCGCCCAGCCGCTAGTTGACACCGGGTTGCTGCGCTCTTCCGTCACTACGCACGCCACGAAGCGTTATCTGGACGTGATGATCGGCCGCAGCGACCGGCCGGCCGGCATCCATCAGTTCGGCGGCCGCGCCGGGCGCAAGCTTGCCGCCAACATACCGGCGCGCCCGATGCTGCCGATTCGCGCGGGCGGCGTGATTGACCTGCCGCCCGAATGGGCGAGGGCGATGGAAGGCGTTGTGCGGGCCCACCTGACCAAGAGCGGCTGACCCGTGGCCGTCGGCCCCTTTCTGCTGGCAGACATTCAGGAGCGTCTTGTCACGCGCCTTGAAGGGGTGCAGGTACGCGGGGCGGCGGCGGCCGCGAGGATCTCCGAGGACACGGCGCTACCCGATCGGGTGGCCTACGTCCTGCCGGTGCGCGAGGTAGCGACGGAGCGCGTCGGCGGCTCGTTTTTCTACCATCAGGAAATCCGCGTCGAGGCTGGCGTGATGCTGGGCGCGCGCAGCTACGCGGACGCCACGGGCGCGAGCGCCGCGGCGGACATAGCCGGCATGATCACGGCAACACGCGAGGCGTTGCTCGGATGGCTGCCTGGCGAAGCCAGAACCGTAGTCGAGTTCCTG